TTCATCAGCTTATCAGGCATCGCGTATGGAGGGCGAAAAAGTTACCCTGATGAACGCCATTATTAACAGCGAAGAAGAATTTTTAGAGCAGGCCGTCGCGGTTCAATGGGATTTTGAGGACAGAGTAGGAAGAATGCCTAAAGTCCCTGATGTTCTTTTTGACCCAAAGAACAAGGGCGTTTTGAATGTGAAGTACACCGGGCCGCTGTTTCAGGCACAAAGGCAGTTACTTAAAACTCGCGGCACTGTCGATTGGCTGCAATTAGTCGCCTCGATTACATCAATATGGCCTAATGCTAAAATCAAGGTGAATGAGCTTGAGCTTATCGAAGATGCCGGTATCGCAATGGGTATGGAGCAGAAGATGTTTAAATCCGATGAGCAGATTAACGATATTATGGCACAAATGGCACAGGCCGAACAAGAGAAAGAGCAATCTCAAATAACGCTCGAAGCGGCTAAAGTTATACCGGGTTTAGGAAAAGCGGTTGAAGCGGGAAGCCCAGCCGAAATGTTAGCAAATGCAGTTTAATTATTTAGAAAGGTTTTACGATGTCAAAGAGAGTTAAGAAAGTACAAGCAGAAACAGAAACAGTGGAAACGGCAAGCCCGCCGGTTGAACAGGCGAAAGCGGGGGAGTCTTTACAGGTTGAAGAACTTAAAAAGACTATTGCCCGAAAAGACGCGGTTATCAAGGAAATGAAACGGCCAAAGGGCATTGCTTCGGTTATCAATACCGATGGAACGATTAAGCGGCCTGATGAGGCGTTTCAGGAATCTATGCCGTCGGCTATGTCGAAGTCGAAACCGGAAGACTTGACAATACCGGAAAGAAACGCGGTTGAAAGAGAACTCCGCAGGTTCATCAAGCGGTCAGGCGGGTTCAGAAAGAATCTCGCGAAAGACCTGCAAGAACGTGCTGAAAAACTGATGGTTGTAATCGGCAGGAAAAAGCCGGAATGGGATTTTACAATCGACATCCCCGGCTTTGGCGATGGACACAGAACAGCAGGAAAGTAAATGGATTGGTTTAACACAAAAGACGATTTGACTTTTGAGCAGGTTCAGGCCAGAAAGTTCGCATACTTTACGACCTTTTATGGTACTGAATCTGCTCGGCGGGTCTGGGCTGATATTCGCGGTCATATTATAGGACTTTCGGTTACAACGCCTGAAAGCGCGATTGTGAAAATATCATTGCTCGACTTAGTAGAAAGTATCAAAGAGTCCTGCGGAGTGTCAAACCAACACGGTATCGTAGATGCGGAAATGAAAACGGCGGTAAAGGACGAACAAAAACCGCCAGAGCAAGAAAATTTAATTTAAAAATGGAGTGAATAATATGCCTTTAATAGATGACAATGGAGCTTTTACAGAAGATTTTAAAACGGCTTTGCCGACATTTCTCGGCGATAAGCATAAGGATTCAAAGTCTTTCGATGATATTCCAGACGTTGCTACGCTTGCAAAAAGATTTGCAGACACCAAAGCGATGGTTGGCAGGAAACTTGAGAATGTAATTCAGAAGCCCGGCGAAGACGCGACACCGGAGCAAATAGCGGCTTATCGTCAGTCTTTAGGCCGTGAACTCGGAGCGGCTGAAAGTCCCGACAAATACGAGTTCTTTCACGCAGACCCGAAAACTCTGCCGGATGGCTGGACGTATAACGCCGAAACCGAAAAGGCGATTGCTGCCCTTGCTCATAAACACAATGTCCCTGTTTCTTTCCTTAAAGAAGCGTCAGAGGCGATGCACAAGGCACAGTTTGCCGATTATCAGCAGGCCATAGCCAATCAACAGGCGGCACAGGATAAGGCTTTTAATGATGAAGTCAATTTCCTGCGTACAAATGATAAATGGCTCGGCGATGCTACGCCGAAGAATCTGCGCACAGTTCTGAAAACCATTGAGAACTTCGGCTCTGATGAGTTGAAAGCAAAGGTTAAAGAAGCCGGATTGTACGACAAAGTATCAATCGACAACCTGAAAGACTGGGAAAAGGCCGGAATTCCAATTCAGAATATACCGTTTTTGCTCAATGTCGGAATGAAGCTGCAAGGTGCCGAGTTATTGCAGGGCGGCGGCGGAGCGGGTGCGGAAAGCGAACTCGATAAAGCGAAAAGATTACATCCAAACAGACCGGAACTTTGGCCGAAAGGTTAAGAATGAAGATATTATATACCGTGGTAATTTGTGTTTTCTGTTTTTGGTTTTTGGTTCATTTTTCGCCTGTAATGAGAGCGATTAAGAAAGCGGAAATTGACAAGAAAATGATTGACGATAAATACGCCAAAGGTTTTGGTGAAACAAGACCTTATAGGACAGTCAGGGTTGACGGCTGCCATTATTCTACGTCTGTTAAATATGGCGTAAAGTATTTTGTACAAAATACCAATGGCGTAACAGAAGAAACCGTCATGGGGCAGTCAAGAGACATATGGATTGTTTATAAATGCAGTTGTGGGGATTTTAAGGAAATTGAAATCCCAATGCCAAACAATTCAGATGAACTGGGAATTACCTGTTCTGTTTGTCAAAAGAAAACTACCTTTAGTATGGTTTGTGGAAGTTTGAGATTAAACGAATGATTGCTCCAATAGAAAAACCTGAAAAGACGGCCTTTGATGTCAATGATATTTTAAAGTGCTTTTACGATCTTCTGAATACTGTCGGCGGTAAAATGACAGTCCTAAAGAACACGCTGGATAGCAATGTGCCTAAAAACTTTATGGAAAAAATCAGAATAGAATCCGTCAAAGAACTTGACGCCTATACGATTTCCATATCAAAGAAAAAGGCGCACGGGATTATCACGCAAAACAAGCGTTTGATAATACCAAGATAAAAAGTGAATAAGTTCAGATTCCCGCAGTAATGCGGCCTGATGCTCAACTTGCAAAGTGCAAGTCAGCCTAAACCGCTGTGAGTGTTAGGTAGCCTGCTATGTAGCAGATTCCTACCGAAAGTTGTTTTAAAAATTTTATTAACTTTCATTTAGGAGTCTTAAAAATGGCTACATTAGGAACTGGCTCGTTCACACTGGCCGAGCTTATCAAAAGGGAAAATCCCGACGGCTCGATGGCTGAACTTATTGACGTTATCAGTAAGACTACGCCTCTTGCAAATGAGGGGTATTGGGAAGGCTGCAACAACAGGACATATCACGAAGCTACAAGAGTAGCGTCAAAGCCGACAGGTACAGAACGCGCCTACGGTATGGGCGTTGCTCCTCACGGCGCGGCAACTGAAAAGGTTACAGAGCCGACTTGTATGCTCGCCGATATGCTCATCGTTGACGCTGACATGATAGCGAACGAAGGCGGGGCAGGCAAACTCAATCAAGAAGAGAGCTTGTTTGTATCCGGTATGATTGAAACCGTCGCAGGCAGATTGCTTACCGGCGACCGCTCCAATTACGGAATGCAGATTAACGGCATAAACAACAGAGCCGATTACAATGCTCTGTCAAGCGATTATGTCTATGATAACGCTGGCGGCGATGCCTCTGCGACTGCAAACAAAACCTCGATTTACATCATTCAGTACGGTCCGAAGATGGTCTCTCTTATTGCTCCGAGCGGCGACAATTCCAAGACAATCAAGAGAACACCGTTTCCGGTTCAGTTGGTTGACGACCCTGCGACTTCAACACGCAAGTTTCCGGCTTACCAGACATGGTTTCAGATTCAGTTTGGTTTGTTCATCTACGACCCTCGCTGCATAAAGAGAATTGTTAATATCTCTACGAGCAACATTGACGGCGTTGATGATTTCGGATTTGACGAAAATCTTCTGTCCGATGCAATCTGCGATTTGGAATACGGCGGACGCGGTGCGGTTATCTACGTCAATCGTACTGTTATGAAACAGATGACCCGCAGAGCAAACGAAAAGGGCAATACACTGTTCCAGATGGAAAAGGGAGCGAACTCCGCATTTCCAATGGCCGGAACAATTCTCTCTTGTAACGGTATCCCGATTCATCGTGAAGATTCAATCACCGATGACGGCGCAGAAATTTCGTAAGGTAAAACAAAAACAATAACTCATTTTTAGGAGTATTTACAATGTTTGATATTAACAATCATTTCACTTATGCGTATTCGGCTGGCACAGAAGCCGACTTCGAGCAGGCGTTGACGGGCGATGCGGCATCAACAAATGCTCTCGACCTGAAAAAAGCGGCTATCAATATAGCTGCTGGCAAAAGGCCGATTTATCTCATCGTAAAGGCGGGCAATACGGCTGATTTCAACACTCTTACATCTCTTGAAATTCAGCTCTGCACAGGCACGTCTATCGATAAGAGTACCGGCAAAAAGGTTATCCAGAAATGGAGATATGCATTGGCAGGTCTTACGGCAGGAACATTGCTCGTCAATCAGGCTTTGCCGGTTGCGTTGTACCAGAGATATTTGTATCTCTACTTCAATGTTCTGGGAAGCGATCCCAGTGCTGGCGGAATTAAAGCCTATTTGTCTGATAGTCCCGAATCCGCTGAAACGGATGTTGACCAGACTGCAACAGGCTCGTAATTAACTGAAATTAGGGGCGTTGAAAAATACGCCCCTTAACTTTTTTTTCTTGAAAGGTTTTTAAAATGAAAACTATAAAAGTATTTATATTAATGCTTTGCCTTGCCGGTATTTGTTTTGCCGGTTCGACAAGTGTTAATATAGCACAGAAACCAACTGCCGATTGGTTCAAAAACGGCGGCACAAAAGACCTCGGCTGGCGGTGGATGCAGGAAGCGGACGCTTTACTGTCTATGGGTAGTAATATAGGCACAGGTACAATCTTCTATGTTGATAGCGGTGTTACCAATGCGGGCGATGGCTCAAATTGGAACAATGCGAAAGCGACCATAGAGGAAGCATACGACCTTTGTACGGCCAACGCTGGCGATGTTATTCTTGTGGCACAGGGACATTCTGAAACTCTCGGAACTCTCTAATTTCTTAACAACAAGGGCAGGTTTAACCGCCTGCCCACTTTTATAAAGGTGAAATATGAAAAAGATATTTTTAATTGTAATTCCGCTGGTCATATTAACGGCGTTGTTTATGGGTGCTACGTCAACGGACGTGGCATATCAAACACAAAAGGGTGTAAAAGACCAGGCATTTACCGGCCTGATGGCTACTGACCCTTGCAGTGGTACATACAACTGCACAGACCTTAAAATAGGCTCTTTGTATGGTACGGCCTATACCGTTGAGGTTATTTTCACAGGCACAGACGCTAACGGCTTTACACTGACAATTAGTCATAAACCCGATGATTCCAATGGCGATGTCAATTTCCCGTCTAACATAACAAAATTCTCTGAAACAATCACAGCGGCAAGCGGCGAATACGCATTCCAGACTTTAGATGTTGATATTAATGTCGGTCTTGGTGCGATATTTACCGGCGATGTCTATCTGACTGTTTCCGGTTTTAGCGGTACGGCTTGGTTCATCAATGTAACGACCGAAAACGGCAAAAAATAAGGGGCTGTTATGGCTATTAGCAAACTGTTAATTGTCAATCTTGGACTTGCTCAAGTCGGTGCGGCGAAATTATCGTCATTAGAAGATGACACAAAAGCCGCTCGTCTTGCCAACGACATATATGAATTTTGCCTGCTCGAAGTCGCTGATATGGATATTGACTGGAAGTTTATGACGGCAAGAAAAAAACTTGCCGCACTTGCCACTGACCCTGCTTTCGGTTCTTATGACCACCAATATACTTTACCCGCTAATTGCAGGCGTATTCTGAATATGTGCGATTTAAACGGCGATAAAGTGGAATATCCGTTTCGCAGAGAGGTTTATGTTGATGATTCCGACATTCAGACTGACGTTATCCTGACAAGTCAAGACGATGTTTATGTCAAATTTATTGTCCTGCGTACTGATGAATCTAAATATCCGGCTTGGTTCGCTAAATTGATTTCCGACAAAATATCAATGGTACTTGCCGAGCCGATGAAGCAACGGACGGAGATTTATAATAAACTCCGGTTCATTTGGGATATGGATTTAGACGCTGCGAAAGCCGGTAATGGTGCTTGGGGCGGTGCTGATGTTGACAAGAGCAATGTAAATGTCGAATTAGGCAACAATGACGTTTTAAACGCTTCGTTAGGCGGCAGTAGTGATTACACGGACATACCAGAGGTGCTTTATTGATTAAAAAACTTTTAACAATACTATTCTTGTGTTCTGTCTGTTTAGGTATGACAACTACCCTGAACAGCTTTAACGCAGGCGAATTAAGCCCTTATCTTGATGGCCGGTCTGATATTCAGAAGTATTACAGCGGATGCAGAACGCTTGATAATTTTCTGATTCTGTCTTATGGCGGTGCGACAAAAAGACCCGGCACAAAATACATAGCAACGACAAGCGGAGAGGTTCGGCTTGTGCCTTTTGAGTTCTCAACCGAACAGGCATATATCCTTGAATTTCGTGATGAATCTTTGAGATTTTACAAGGACGGCGGGCAGATATTAAGCGGCAGTTCGGCATACTCAATAGCTACGCCTTACGATACCAATACAATGAACTTAATGGACTTGCAGTTTGTCCAATCTGCCGACACGATGTATATAGTTCACTCTGATTATATGCCTCGAAAATTAACTCGAACAGGGCATACCTCTTGGACGCTGACGGAATGCGATTTCCAGAGAGGGGCTTTTCTTGACGAAAATAATACCGATGAAACGATAACCGTTGACGGAAATACCGCAATAGGAAGCACGGTTACTCTTGATTATTCCAGCACTACTCTTTGGGACGCAAATTACGTTGGTTCGTTATGGCAAATATCTCATACGATAAGCGGCGATAATATATCAGGCTCTTTTACTGCTGATGGAAACTCTGCATCTTTAGCTATTTATCTCGGCCAAAAATATGATTTTACAACACACGGAATATGGCACGGAACAATAACCCTGCAACGCAGCTATGACAGCGGGGCGGTATGGAAAGACGTTTTGCCGTATTCTGCCGCAGGCGTAGAAAATGTTCTCTATCCAGAGAGCGAACAAGTAGCAGACGCTATTTATAGACTTCATTACGAGGAAGTAGTCCCCGATGTCGGTGCTACTTGTCAATATAGCCTAATTACAAGAAGTTATGACCTTGATGGGGTTGTGGAAATAACCGGATATACAGACGCTAATACCGTTACGGCAGAAGTCATAAACACTTTGGGCGGTATTACCGCTACGAAAATATGGGCAGAGGGTGCTTGGTCAACTCATAACGGCTTTCCGTCTGCTATTGCGATATATGAGGAAAGAATGGTTTTTGCAGGTACGAAAAATAATCCACAAACGATGTGGTTTTCTCGTACTGATGACTGGGAAAACTTTTGGGCGGGAACTCTTGACGCTGACGCTTTCAATATCACCATAGCGTCTGACCAGGTTAATGTTGTTCAATGGATGGTGAATCAGTCTGCTTTGATGGTAGGCACCTCGGGCGGTGAATGGAAAGTATCGGCAAGCAGAAGCGATGAGGCTATATCAGCCGGCAATAGAACGGCAAAACAGCAATCTTCTTACGGTTCAGTCCATATTCAGCCGGCCTTAATGAGCAATACGGTTCTGTTTGTTCAAAGACAGGCCAAAAAAATACGAGAGCTTACATATTCTTTTGAGCTTGATTCTTGGGTAGCTCCTGACCTGACCGTACTTTCAGACCATATAACTGGAAGCGGCATTGTTCAAATAGCTTTCCAAAAAACCCCTGACCCTATGGTATGGTGCGTTACCACTGACGGTTATCTGGCCAATATGACGTATAATCGAGAGCAAGACGTAATTGCTTGGCAAAAGGAAAGTTTCGGAGATGATACGGTTGAATCCGTTGCGGTAATCCCGGGCGACGGCGAGGGTGAAGTTTGGGTTGTCGTAAATAGAGAAGTTGGGGATACCCACGCAAAATACATTGAGCAATTTCAGCCGCGAGATTGGGGAACTGACAATAACGATGTTTTCTTCGTTGATTCTGGTTTAACGTATGATGGTGGTTCTTCTGTTGCCGTGTCCGGTATCTCCAAGGCTTCCCCCTGTATAGTTTCCGCTGCCGGACACGGTTTTACTGACGGTGAACAGGTGCGTTTTACCGGCGTTTTGGGAATGACGCAAGTCAATAATAAGGTTTATACAGTACACGCCGAATCGACAAACACGTTCCAGTTAAGAGATAAGACGGACGCGGTTGATATAAACTCCACAGGTTTTACCGGATATACTTCTGGCGGTTATGTTCGACAAGTGGAAAACGCTTTTACCGGCCTCGACCATTTAGAGGGCAGAACAGTTTCTTACGTTGCCGATGGCGGGTATGTCGGTACTAAAGTTGTAGCCAATGGCAGTATTACGCTTGACGATTATTACAACGTAGTTCACGCAGGATTAGGATACACAGCCAGATTGCTACCAGAACGGCTTGAAGTCCCCGGACAAGGCACAGAGAGCCGTACAAAACGAATTACAGGAGCAACGATAAGGTTTTATAAAACTCTCGGCTGTGATGTCGGTACTTCGTGGACAAAGTACGAGGAGATACCATTCAGGAACGCACGCGACCCATTAGAAAAAGCGATACCGTTATTCAGCGGCGATAAGCAGATAGACCTTGACAGCGACCATGATACTTCGGCTGATATCTACCTGCAAAGTCGAGTGCCGTTGCCGTGTTCGGTGTTATTTATCGCGCCGAATTGGGAGATAGGAAACTAAATATGTCTCAAATGAAAATTTATAATCCGACAATTATCAAGTTACTCAAAAGTACTAATAGACAGGGTATTGAAAAACTAATTGAATGGCTGAAAGAAAGTGGGTTTTTTGAGTGTCCGGCTTCGCATAGGTTTCACGGCGTTTATTGCGGTGGATTAGCAAAGCATTCGTATATTGTATATGACCTGCTTGTAAAATATGACAATCATCTTAACCTTAAAACCCCAAAAGAATCGTTGATTATCGCGGCATTGCTTCACGATGTTTGCAAAATAAACGCTTACATAAAAGAAAAATTTACCGATAAGTGGACTAATAATCCAGACAAAGAAAAAGGGCATGCAACGCTATCTATCGAGAGGATTAAGAAATTTATTGAATTAACAGACCTCGAAGAAAAGATGATTAAATATCATATGGGGGTTTATGGCCTGAAAGAGTTTGACGAGAAGGCAGGTGAATATACCTTACGCGGCGAATCAATGGCTCACACTTGGTATCACAACCCCATTGTAAAAATTATATATTTTTGCGATGAACTTGCAACTTTTGAGGAAAAAAATGTTGGAATTTAGACCCTTAAAATTTGAAGATATAGAGCAGGTTTGCAGAGAATCTACGGACGATACCGCGATAAAACAGATACCGATTTGGAAAAGACACGAAAAACTCATCTTGACGGCGAATTAGTCTGTACTGCCGGTATGATTTTTACAGGTGAAAAACAATGTGAACTCTGGGCGGTATTTTCTAAAAAGCTGATAGCCCATAAAAAGACGCTATTAAAAAGCCTAAAATCAGTTCTCTTTGATTTCGTGATACCTGCAAACGATATAAAGAGAATTACTATTTTGTCAAGGATAGGATTTTCAAAATCTCAAACTTTATTGAAACATTTGGGTTTTCATCAATGCGGCATTATTCAAAAAAACTATTACCTTTATGAGAGACTAATGTGAAACTACTAAGCGGAATAGTTGAGTTAAGGCCGGACTGGTTTGTAAAATTGCCGTATCCAATGACACAAATGGAAATGGCAAGATATAGGTTTGACCCGATTACGATTACTTTCCTTGTCCTTGCGGCTACCGCTACGGCGTATGGCACATACGCCTCTATGGACGCTGCGAAACAGCAGGCTAAATCACAGGAAGAAATTAACAAATACAATGCCACGATTGCCGAACAGGAAGCCGAGGCGAAACGCAAGAGGGGACAGCAGGAAGTTGACCTGCTTTTGGATAGAAAAGAACGTATGCTTTCTTCGTCAAAGGCCAGTACCGCTAAATCTGGAATACTTTCAGCCGGTGCGCCATTGCTGGTTGACATTGAAACAGCGGAGAATGTCGCTTGGGACGCTACGACAACGAGATATAACATGGCGGTTGATGTTAATGGTTCTCTTAATGAGGCACAGCTATACAGGTATCAGGCCAAAGCCGCAAAAAGACAGGGAAAACTTGCTTCTAATGCGGCGTTGTGGAGCGGAGCCGGACAAATGGCGGGGCTTGGTTTTCAGGGTTATTCGCAGTTTGGCGGCGTAAATAAGGCCAACAGCGGCATCGGCAAATCAATGAGTATAAATCAATCTCCTACGAGGTTAGCATAATGCCTATACAATTACGACAACAGGAAAGAACGATTCTACCGACCACTGAAACCGGCAATGTAAAAGCTAATCCGAATATGCTTGCCGGTGAATTTGCGGCACAGAGAGACTTAGCCGGTGCAATTCAGCAGTTCGGCGGTGCTATGGCGGGTATATCGGCTAAAATGTATCAGGTTGATGTTCAGAGGGAACAGAACGACTTTGATGCCAAAGAGAATGAATCTCAAATGGCAATGCGTAAATTTATGATGGATAATCCAGACGGAGATTTTGAATATGACGAAAATCATAAAGTAGTTAATTCAAAGTATATTCAGGAGTTTAATAAGAGGCAAATTGAGCTTTCCAATTATGCCAACAGCTATAAAACAAAACACGGCAAGGAATTTGCAACACAGCAATTCAATTCAAATAAACCTATCCGGCAGTATGAAGTTGACGCTTATTCTAACAGGGACAGATTAGACCAAGCCGCTGCCGCTCTTGATACCAATATCCAGACGATTGTGAACAATGAAGTTGATTCGCTAAAATATGATTTCTGGAAAAAACAACAGGAACAGTTAGACCCTGAAAAAGCAAAAACTTTAACCCCAGACGATTATAAGCAGGCTTTGATTTCCGGCCTGCTTAAAAACGGAGTTGAAAGCAGGGTTGTATCGGCTGAAAATGCCGTTGCGATGGAAGCTAAAACGGCGGCGATAATATCGGCAAACACGAGAGAAGCGGCGATAACGTCAGCGGTTCAAACTGCCCAAACTTTCCAAAAAGATGGCGTTACTGATATGGCCGCAGCACAGGACTATATCGGCAAGGCTCTCGGCTCTGGCTCAAAAGAAGCACAGGACGCTTTAAACAGGTTGCAAAACTGGAATCAACAGGAAGCGATTAACAATGAAAAGTCTTTTATTGACTGGCAGAATCAGCAGGACGGAGAACTACAAAAACTTGCCGACAATGACCAGTGGCAACAGATAATAGAAAAAACCAAAGCGGCCGATTCGGGAATAGCGAGCAAGCAAAGCGACCAGTCTAAATGGAAAAAAGTTTGGATTTCACAGGCAGAAGATAAACTCAAAGGCACAGACAATACAACTGACTGGGAAACATACAAAAAAATAGACGATTCTCTTGTCGCTTTAAGCAAGGGTAATAAGAAATATGAGGACGTTAGGACTGAACTTATAGACAGTCATAAAAAATTATCAAGCGAGGACTTTAGAAGCTTAAAAACAGACCTTGAAGCATATAGGACGGGCGATAAAGTTTTGACTGATAACAAAGACTATTTTGACGCAATAGATGATTTTCAGTCTAAAAAATTCTTTGCTCCGTCAGACGAAAGAATGAAAGACCTGCTACCAGAGAAGCAGTATGCCGCTTACGACAAACTCGATGATGAAACAAAAGTAGTTTATAGAGACAATTATTCTGTTGTCTTAAAAACCAAAGCCAAAAACGAGATGGAAAAATGGCTCAAGGAAAATCCCACAGCAACCGAGCAGCAAAAAGAAGAACGCCTCACGGAGGTTTTGGCATTGCCAGCAGAAGAAAAATCGAAAAGCATCTTAACGGAATGGTGGAATAAAAAAGTTATTACACCGAAATACGATACGTTAGGCGATAGGCTTTTAGGCAACGAGAAAAGACAAACAATGCCTACTATAAAAAACGATGCTGACTATAACGAATTGTCATCGGGCACTGAATTTATAGACCCTGACGGCAAGAGACGGAGAAAACTATAAATGGCTAAATGGCAAGAAGCCACTATTGTTGATGAACCGCAGACTGAAAACTGGAAGTCTGCGATAGTGTTGGACGAATCACAAGCCAATATTACGCCTGATTTAAAAACTCCGTCTATTGCAGACCCGCAGGACGTTACAATTAACGCCGAGCCGGTAGATTACGCACAAAGACAGATGGATTTTTTAGGCAAAGTTGATTTACCGAAAATGGGCTGGAATCAACAGCACGAAGATTTACTCCGGCAGATAAACAAAGACCCGGAACAGGAAAGAGCAAAGATAGAGAATACTGCTTGGCTTGCCAGTGAATTAAATGTTTCGCCTGACCAGATTTTACCTGTCTATGATAAAATGGTAAAGCAAATATGGCCTGATGAAAATTTGACACATACAGCCGTACAAGACCGAATACGAGCAGAGCAGGGCAGAACAAACGAAAGATATAACAATTTTTTAACATACGGAAAATCTAAACTGCCAGAGGGCGACGATTTTAACGCCTTTGATATTTACCCACGAAAAGGTGGTATGCTACGAAATGTCATTGATTCGCCTGCCGGACAAATTGGAAAACGCTTTGCCAAAGGTGCTTTAAATATCGGTTATAATGTTCAGAGGGTTGCTGACGGAGTTGCAGATTTTACGACCGGCGGATTCGCGGGCAGAAGTCTTTATTCTGAAATGCTTGATAATTTAGGACTGGAAGAAGCAAGTCTAACGATGAGGAGATGGAGAGATTCACCAGAGATTATGACAGACGATATTGCCGCAGGACCTTTCACAAGGCTATTCGGAATGACCACTGAAAGCCTGCCATATACGGCGGCTATGGCATTTACTCATAAGACCGGCGGCCCGTTATTTGCTTTGGCTCTTGGCATAGCGGTGGAAGGCGGCGATGTTTATGACCAGTTAAGATTAGAGGGTGTACCAGTAAGAAGAGCAGCCTTTATTGCTCTTGTTGCCGGTACGCTTTCCGCAGAAATAGAACAGCGAATTGCAGCCCGCAATGTAAAATTTGCCAAAGGCGGAAGCGTTGCAAATATCAGGGCTTTTGCGAGGTCTATTGCCGAAAAATCTTATGACAAAGCTGCTAAAGTAGCCGGAAAATTTACTGTTAATTTAACAACCACTTCAACTATAAATGCCTTAGAAGAGGACGGACAGTATTTAATAAAAACAATTATTCCGGGCGTTGCCGTTGATAACTGGCCTAAAAATCCAGACGGCACAATCGCTTGGGCGAAAATGTCAAAAGAACTTGGCGATAGTTTCGCGGCCGGTTTTATGACCTCTGCTATTATGGGTGTTGGCGGTAGAGTATCGGTATCATTAGCAAATAACTATCATAAAGTCATAGATATGGCCTTTAAAGATTCAAAGGTTATCGAAAATGATACACAATCTATTAAACTGCCAAACATTGACATTACAGAAACAGAAGCCGATAGAATTCTAAGTTTATCGCCGGACGAGAAAAACAAGGCGATTGAAGAACTGGCAAAACAGTCTATTGCGACCGATGAAACTTCAAAGGAAAATCCAGAAAGCAAAACGCCTGCGATTGACACCGCTGAAAAACAAACCCCGAAACGATTCATCTCCGATGAATCATACAACGAAGCCAAAAAAATAATGCGGGAAACAAGACTAAATTCCGGTCTTGACCCTGAACAAGTGAAAGCCGCTTTGACTATCGGGGCGTATCACTTTGAAAATGGACTACGAAACTTTGTTGACTGGTCTAAAAAACTCTATGAGCAGTTCGGTGAAAAGATTATGCCGCATCTTGACGATATGTGGGATAAGGTTGTTGCTCAACAGGGAACGCCGAAAGAAAAAGCATTAACGCAAAAGGTTAAGGAAATTAAAAAGACACTTACCCGCAGAAGTCTAATAAATCAGGTTAATGAGGAAATTAAACAACACGACCTTTACCAGAATCACGCACAGGCTGAAGAACATAGAACATCGGACGCGGGAACAGGTTTTAGGATTAGCGACAATACCATAATTCAAATCGGCAAAGATAGAATCCCCGGCGAAGTTACAGACTTTTTAGAGGGCAAGCCGCTTAAAAATAAAATAATGAAAATGTTGAAACCTTACGCCAAAGCCCCTAACCTTACCAGTTGGGATAAACTTATGCAGGAAGCGGGATTAGAGGGCGATGAGGGCGATTTCATCAGGGCATTATACGACCAAGTAGAAAGTTGGCAAACTTCTCAAAACTCCGTCAATGAAAGCCATTTATCAAAAGCAATAGACGATGCACAAACAAACGGCGATATGTCCTTTGAAATCCTTGCTCTTAAAAAAGATATGCTCGATAGTGGAAAGACCACAGAAGAAATAAACTCCGCAATTATCGACCTTGCCGAAAATTACGGCATAGATAAAGCAGATATTCAAGATGAATTGGTATCGGACTTTCAGGAAAAAGCCACGCCGAAGCCACAAAAGACACTTATTCCGACAACAGAAAAGGGCTTTAAAAAATCCCTTGAAAAACAGGAATCAAATTATCAGGCTGAAATAAAGAAACTTGAAAGCAAGATTGAAGACTTAAAAGTACAAAAAAGCCTAACCCGCGAAGACCAGAAAATAAAATCAGGCCGAGAGTTTGACAGTAAAATAGCGGCTCACCAAAAAGAAATCAACAGTCTAAAGGAAAAGATTAAAAATCTGAAAGAAAAAGGCAAACAGCGACTTGTAGAAATAAGGCAGAGTTTGCAGGGCAAGAAGACTATTGCTTTACAGGAAACCATAAACAAATATAAAACCAAAATGATTAAAGCTCGTTTCGAGAGCAAATCGAAACAGCAAACCTTAAAAGAAAAAGCGGCTGAAAAACTGGCACAAAAAGAAGATAGTATAGACGCATTGAGGCAGGACTTTAGAAATCTCAAATTAAGCACAAAAGAAGAAACAACTAAAATCGCTAATATGAGACAGCGACTTGTAGAATATGCAAAAAAGAACCTGCCATTGTCGGAAAGAGGAAAACTTTTAACCAAACTAAAAAACCTTACGAACATAGACCAGTTAAAAGAGGCGATAGACTACGCACAGGAATTAAGCGATACATTCCAAAAGACAACATTGCGAGGAAAGATAACCTCTTTATTCAATAAAATACAGCCTACGAAAAAAGACGGTATCACCAAAGGCAAGATGACCGCAGATATACAAAATCAGCTCAAAATTATTCAGGCACATTTACACGATGACCCTATGATGGTTCAGCAGCAAAGCACAAAGAATTTTGAGAGACTTGCCAACAAGGAAATAGAATACGATGAATTTATGGAATTACAAGAAGCCTTATCTATGGCCGGTATTGACGGTATGGAAGTTAAGGCATTGCAAAACGCCTACGATGAAATTAAGAATATAATCACCGAAGGCAAAACTATACAAAAGGCAAAACGAGAAGCAAGAAAAGAGCGAATAGCACAAATACGCCAAATGGTATTCAATGTAATTACTGGCGGCAAAGGATTAAAGGCCGGAACATACAGCCTGTCAACTGCACAACTTGCCGCAGAAGAAAGCATAATAAAGAAAATAGATAATGTCAATTTCGGCTGGTACGACCTGATGGATGTTTTAAGCAAATTTGATGCCGAATCCAAACAGGGCAAAAGCGAGTTATCTAACTTTGCGGGCGGTGAAGTTCTGCAAAGCGAAACGATGTTTGCTACCGGAGAGGGCATATATCTAAATCAAATTCGGGATAAAATGACCGAGATATTTGGAACTAAAAACAAAAGCGAACTTAACGCGGTAATGAATAGTCTGGGCGAGGAAACAGATTTAGGAAACTTCTTAAATGCAGACGGCGAAGAAATCAATCTGAAAATGACCCGCGACCAGATGATTAAGAAATATATGGAAGCACAAGACCCGACATTAGCCGATACTATTTTTGGCTTTGTTGATGAGAGCGGCAAGCCTCACGGTATGAGATGGACAGGCAGTATGGTAACTGCTTTAGGTATGCAGATGACTACACAGGAAAAGGCTTTAGGTGAATGGCAGTTACAATTTTACAATGACTATTACAAAACGGTTAATGCGGTATATCGGGAGATTTACGGCGTTGACTTACCGTACAATCCGTATTACAGCCCGATTGCAAGGGAAACCGAAAGTGAAGTCCCGGAATATCTTTTGTTTGCACAAGAAGCGTTTCAATATGCCAGTACAGTAAATGGCTCATTAAAAGAACGTGTCAGGAACGTAAGGCCGATAAAATTCAATGGAGCAACAGAAGTATTGTATCGCCATATAATGCAGATGGAGCATTTTAAAGCTTGGTCTAATACTATACAGGATTTAAGAAGCGTATTTACAAACAGAGAAGTACGTAATGCCATAAAACAGTATCACGGCAAGCAGATAATGTCTATTATTGACGAACATATAAACGATATGGCGAGGGGTTCAGTTCACTTAATGAAGATTGTAAATCTAATCGACCAGTTGAGAGTCAATTTCTCAAAGGCCATATTAGGATTTAAACCAACAAAGATGTTGCCGCAGTTATCCGCTACACTTGCTTATATGACCGAAATGGACATGGGCGAGTTTGTTTCGGGAATTGCCGACTTCTGGAATAATCCGGTTGCTAATTTTAATTTTATGAAACAAAACAGCGGCATATTAGCGGCTCGATGGGGAGAGGGTTTTGAACGAGACATAAAAGCGGCAAAGCAGCAAACATGGACGAAAAATATATCTCAAAAAATGTCATTCTCTGATTTGTCTTTTGTCTTTATGCAGGCCGGCGACAAACTGGCGACAGTTCAAGGCTCTTGGGCAAAGTATCAGGCCGAACTAAAAAAGAACGGCGGCGATACCGCAAAGGCAATGCGGGAAGCAGAACTATCGACATTGAGAACTCAAAACACTGCTGAAATATCTTCTCTTTCGCCACTTCAGAGAGGCGGTTCATTCTGGAAACTTCTTACAATGTTTCAGAATGACACAAATAAATACTACCGAATTATCTCAAACAACATCAGGAATATGCGATACGGCAGAGTTGACCCGCCGGAAGCTATAAAAAATATCCTTATGGCTTGGGTAATTTTGCCGATGTTTTATCAATGGGTTGCTGATGCGTTTCGGTGGAGATGGAATAAGCA